AAGTAAGATGAAAAAACTCAAAGAAGTACCTAACTCTGCACCAAAGAATGTAACTAATGCATTGTTCGTAGGAAGTACAGCAGAACTACAGAAGATGTTAAAAGGAAAAGAATGATATGCCATTAACAAAATTTAAATTAAGTTCTATTGCAGATGGTGGTATCTCAACTGCAAAGTTGGCAGATAACGCAGTAACACTTGTAAAGACTGATAATCTCTTTGTAAACACAGAAATGTCTGGAACTGAGGGTGCAAGACTACCTATTGGTACAACTGCTCAAAGAGCAAATGAAAAAACTGGTGACCAGAGATTCAATTCTACACTTTCCATAATGGAATACTATGATGGAACTGAATGGAAAGCAATTGATTCTCCCCCAACTGCTACTTCAGTAAGTCCATCTACATTCTCTAGTGCTGGCACCACGATTACTCTTGCTGGTTCAAACCTTCAAGCTGGTTTGAATATTAAAGTTATTGGAAGTGATGGAACAGAATATACTCCAAACTCAGTAACAAGAGTCAACTCTACATCTGCAACTTTTCAAATTACTTCTACAATTTTAAGCTCAGCTAAAGACTTCTTTGATGTTAGGGCAACCAATTCAACTGGACTTTCTGCAACACTAGAAAATTGTCTAGAAATTTTAGGAACAATCACATTTAATGAATCAGCTGGTTCTCTTGGAACTGTTTATGATTCTTCAAGAACTGGACTTTCTTTTGATGCTGGTGCAACAGATTCCACTAGCGAGAGTGATGTAACTTTCACATATTCTATTTCTTCTGGTGCATTACCTTCTGGACTTTCTCTAAATACATCTACTGGTGCAATCACTGGTAATGCAGCTGCAGTCGGTTCAGACACAACATATAATTTCACTGTTGCATACAGTGCTGCTGATGCTTCATCTGGTGAGACTGAAACTGGTTCTCGTGCATTCTCAGTAACAGTTAGAGCTCCAGTTATACAAGCATTTTCTTATACAGGCTCTGGACAATCATTCTCAGTTCCAGCAGGCGTAACTTCATTAACTACTCGTATGTGGGGTGGTGGTGGTAGTGGCGACTCTGGCAACCATAGAGGTGGACATGGTGCAGCTGTAGTCTCAACAGTAAATGTTAGTGGGTTGTCTACTCTAGGAGTTATTGTTGCTAGAGGTGGTGCAGTTACTACTACTGGTGGTGATGGTGGCGCTGGTGGTGGATTCTCTGGTTTATTTAACTCCACAACATATAATCAATCAAATGCACTTGTCATTGCTGCAGGCGGTGGTGGTGCTGGTGATGGTAATAATGCTCAAGGTGGTGACGCAAATGGAACAACTGGCGGTGATGGTTCTGGTTCTAACAGTACTCACAATGGTAAAGGTGGAACAACTTCAGCTGCTGGTGCTTCGGGTAATGGCGGAACAGGAAGTACTTATTGGGATAACTGTAACGGATTTGGCCCCTCAGCAATGGCAGGCGCATTAAGTGGTGGTGACGGTGGTTATACTTGTTCACCAGCTGGACAGCGTACATTCAACCCCACAACTAAACCTACTGTAGAACAGGGTGGCGGTGGTCGTGGTGGTTTTGAACCAGGCGGCTCTGTCGGTGGTGGTGCTGGTGGCGGTGGTTACTTTGGTGGCGGCGGTGGTTCTGCTGGTGCTTGGGGAACTGGTGGTGCTGGTGGTGGTGCAGGCTCCTCATATACACACCCATCTCTTTGTTCAAGTGTGACTCATTATGGTTCACAATCACTTCAAGGTACTGGACACAGTTCTAGTGCAGACGGTACTGGTGCAGCTGCAAATGGTGGTACTGCCACAGCAGATAACGGTAGAGTCGTACTAATTTATTAAATTATTTCTGCACATCTAATTCTCTATATGGAGATTTGAGTTAAGGTTATATTATGTCTGAAAATCATTATTTGGGCAACCCCCTTCTAAAGAAATCTAACGTCCCTGTAAATTGGACGAAAGAAAATATACTTGAATATCAGAAGTGTATGGAAGACCCCATATACTTTATTAAGAATTACATCAAGATTGTATCTTTAGATGAAGGTTTAGTACCTTTTAAACTCTATGATTTTCAAGAGAATATTGTAGAGACAATTCACAACGACAGATTCACTATATGTAAGATGCCAAGACAGTCTGGTAAATCCACGACTATGGTATCCTATATTCTACATTACGTTCTATTCAATCCTAACATGAATGTGGCAATCCTTGCTAACAAAGCTGCGACTGCAAGGGACATTCTTGGCAGACTGCAACTCGCATATGAGAATCTTCCTAAGTGGTTACAACAGGGTGTGGTATCTTGGAACAAAGGTTCTGTAGACTTAGAGAATGGTAGTAGGGTGGTTGCATCCTCTACATCTTCATCTGCTGTTCGTGGCGGTTCATTCAACATGATATTCTTGGACGAATTTGCATTCGTTCCAACTAACGTAGCAGAGGACTTCTTTAGTTCTGTGTATCCTACAATTTCATCTGGTAAATCCACAAAGGTTATTATTGTATCAACACCTAACGGTATGAACTTATTCTACAAGTTATGGGTGGATGCAGAGAACAAACGTAACTCTTATAATATAGTAGACGTACACTGGAGTCAAGTGCCAGGGCGTGACGAAAAGTGGAAAACAGAGACAATAGCGAACACCTCAGAGGAACAATTTAAACGAGAGTTTGAATGTGAATTCCTTGGTTCTGCAAACACGTTAATACATCCTGCTAAGATTAAAGCAATGGCATTTCACAATCCACTAACTTCTAATGCTGGATTGGACATGTATGAAAAACCAAAACATGGTGCAACGTATGTAATTGTTGCAGACGTATCAAGAGGTACGAATAACGATTACTCTGCATTTATTGTATTTGATGTATCTACAGTACCGTATCGTATTGTTGCAAAATATCGTGACAATGAGATTAAACCTATGTTGTTCCCTAATATTATACATGATGTTGCGAAAGCATATAACATGGCATATGTACTGGTAGAGGTAAATGATATTGGTGAACAGGTTGCAACTGCACTACAATTTGACTTGGAGTATGAGAACCTAATAATGGCAAGCATGCGAGGTCGTGCGGGTCAAGTCGTTGGGGGTGGTTTTAGCGGTGGAAAAGCACAACTTGGGGTAAGAACAACAAAGGCTGTAAAAAGACTAGGTTGCTCTAATATTAAACAGGTTATCGAAACTGATAAGATGTTTATCCAAGATTATGACTTAATTACAGAACTATCTACCTTTATTCTCAAAGGACAATCATATGAAGCAGAAGAAGGACATACAGATGACCTTGTAATGTGTTGTGTATTGTTCGGATGGTTGATAGAACAAACATATTTTAAAGAATTAACAGATGATGATATTCGTGCAAGGATGTTTGCAGAACAACAGAATCAATTAGAACAGGATATGGCACCGTTTGGGTTTATGGATGATGGTATTCAAGCACCATATGGTGAGACTGTTATAGATGAGTATGGTACTAGATGGAGTCCAGTAGTTCGTACACACGACTCAGATTGGTAGAAATAGGCAAAACCCTACATAATATCAATTAGGTCATTATCTAATTTTAAGTAACAATTAGCACAAACAACTTTGGACTTTTCGATGAAATCTTTAACTTCTTTTCTAGATTCTTCATTAAGTCCCTTTCTTTTTGTGCGTTTGCGTATTTCTGCCTCGTGTGGGTGGAATTGGAGACATGCGTTTTCGGATTCTCCACAGTAGTGACAGTACTTATCTTCTAGGTATTCATTTACCCAGATGATACGTTTACGATAATTACGTTGCGACACACGTTTAATTGTTTCTTTGTATTTTTGGTAGAACTCTGACATGAATTTATTTATATGCTAGAGAACCTATAAAAACCAAAAGTGTAGAGATGCGATTTTATAAATATATTCGTAAGTTTGAGTTAAACTAAATTATTGAATCCACAAAGGAGAAAACAAAGATGGCATTTCAAGTATCCCCAGGCGTTCTCGTCAAAGAGATAGACTTGACCAATGTCGTTCCTGCTGTTGCAACTTCAATTGGTGCGATTGCTTCGGGTTTTTCAAAAGGCCCAGTAGAAGAAATCATCCCAATCGGTTCAGAGCAAGAATTGGTCGATATCTTTGGTAAACCAAATTCAAATAACTTTGAAAATTGGTTCACCGCCGCCAACTTCCTTCAGTACACAAACGGATTGCGTGTAATCAGAGCAGATACTGCTGCGATTAACGCTACCGCAAATGGTTCTGGATTGAAGATTAAAAATGACAATGATTATGATAATAATTATGCTGACGGAAGCGGTTCTGTTGGTCACTGGGCATCTAAATTCCCAGGCACTTGGGGTAACTCCCTTGCTGTATCAATCTGTGCAAATGCTGGTGCATTTGAGGAAACATTCAGTGGTAACGCTGGAACACTAGGTGTGACAACTGGAACACCTGCTGCTGGAGCAACTACAGTCGGTATCGACAATGGTGGTGGTTCTGCTGGTGACGGTGGTGCAAAATTCACTGTAGGTGATATTGTACATTTCCAAGAAGCAGATGGTTCACAGTATGAAGTTACCGCTGTTTCAACAGACGATATAACTATTAGACAACTAGATAACCCTAACGGTGGTGGACTAAAATCTGCACTCGTTGCTGCGACTGATGTTCGTAGACGTTGGAAGTTCTATGACTTGTTCGATGCTGCTCCAGGCACATCAACATGGGCAACTTCTAAAGGTGTTACTAACGATGAAATGCACGTTGTTGTGCATGACATGGATGGTGGCATCAATGGTTTTGATTCGGGTGTTGCTGGACAAAGAACTAATGCAGTTCTTGAAGTCTACCCATTCGTATCACAAGCATCTGGTTCTAAAACAGCACAAGGTGGAACTAACTTCTACGCAAACGTAGTAAATACTGGTTCTAGAATGGTTCGTTGGATGGATCATCCAACTACATTAACTAATGCTGGTACTGACCTTGCATCTGGTAATGCATATGCATCTGGAACTGGTGACGCTGGAATTATCAATGACGACCTTTTAGGTGGTACAGACGATAACCCAACTATCGGTGAACTAGATATTGCATACAACCTGTTTGCAGATTCAGATACAATCGACATCAACCTTATCA